AACTGTATACTCTTATCAACCGGTTCCATTAACTCTTGCATTCGTTCCTCTAAATTCATTAGAAGGCCTTTAATATAATCATATTCTCATTAAAGCGTCCATTAGGCGAAGTAGCCACCGCTTTAATGTCTTTAAAGTATTTACGTGCGGCCGGCTTACTTCCCATTATTTCTTTAAGTTGTTCACCGGGTTTACGTAATGTTTTAACTTCACTGGTATTATTATCAAATCCAAGAATCGTATTGCCTTTTACAGTAAATGATTTTGAATACTCGTCAGCAATATAGTGATGCAATTTACGTCTTGAAGTATCATAAACCCATGCCTCACTAGCACCATGCAACTTAGTTGGATGCACACTAATCAATTCAAGTTTATTTACCACATCTTTAAACTCTTTCAAGTACTTAAGTTTGCTAACAATCTTCTCAACAGGAATTGCTTTGCGTTTGCGAGGTGCTTTGCTTGCTTTCTTAATGCTGATATAACTATTCAGGTCACTTAATACCTGTTCAATAAATTTGATTGTATTACGTAGTTTGACTTTCCCCATAAAATTATAGGCTTCTACTAAATCAGGGTCATTGCTATCAACTACTTCACTAAATTCCTCAAACTTCTTTTTCCAGATTTCAACAATCAATGGAATATGTTGTGGCATAACATTAAATTTAGCAACAAGGTCAACTGTCTTTTGAGTTACTTTACCTTCTGTAATGAATTCATCAAAAATTGCCTCAAGTTCACCAGCTGCATCACGTGCTTTTTCACGCATAATTTTCCGCACATTGGGACGATTACTAACTGATTCTACTTCTTTTAGAATAACTTCAGGCTTATGTACAAGTTTTGCTAATCGGCTAATCTCGTTTTCAAGGGTCAATTCTTCATGTTCATTAAGTTCAAGTCCACGCATTGTCATACGTGCTAACCAACATAATGTCATTAAGAATTCTTTATCTTCTACTTTGCGTATTTTCTTAGCCTCGTCAGTACGATTATGACTTTCTAGGTATTGACATAATAATTCTTTAGCATCTTTTTTACCATAGAAACGATTGTACCATGTGAAACTTTGGGTAAGTGCTATTGTACGGCGATCTGAGTCAGGTTGCAGTGGGAAGAAGGGTTCGTCCCCCATATATTTTGTATCAGCATCACGTGGATTTAGTGCTTTTATAAAGTGGTCATCAGTCTTTTTGGGTTTGCGATTTACCATGAGTTCTCCTGTTAAAGATAGATATATTATATATGAAATCCTATTGATTGTCAAGTTTAGTACTTTCGTGTTCAGGTCCTACGATAAATAATTATATGCCACGACTATCTCTTTATCGCCCAAATAAGACCAACGACTATAGATTCTTTGACAGAACAATATCTGAAGAATTGACAGTGGGCGGCACAGATTTATATATTCACAAATACTTAGGACCAACTGACCAGGGACCTAGTATTGATTATACACAACCCCAATATGATGTATTAGATCCTACTAATATTCAGGATCTATTATTTTTAGAAAACCGTGATAGAACATATGATCCAAATGTATACCGATTACGCGGTCATTATAATGTACAGAACTTAGACTTTGATTTAAGTCAATTTGGACTATTCTTAAATAACGATATTGTATTCATCGTAGTTCACTATAACGATATGATAGATATTGTTGGAAGAAAATTAATGGTAGGTGACGTACTTGAGTTACCACACTTGCTAGATTACAACCCGCTTAAAGAAACTATCCCAACTGCATTAAAAAGATTTATGCAGATTACCGATGCAAACTATGCAAGTGAGGGTTTTAGTCAAACATGGTTTCCGCACTTATGGCGTATTAAATGTGAACCACTAGTTGATAGTGAAGAATTTAGTCAGATTCTAACTGAACCAATTAATCAGGATAATTATTTAGGAATATGGGATAAGACTAAACCATATCCTGCAGGATATGTTATAACATATGGTGATAAGAATTATATTTCTAAAATTGATGTACCTGCTGGAATCTATCCACCCAATGAAACATATTGGCAACTTGATACAAATCAAGACCTACGTGATATACTTGCAACATACAATAAAAACATTGCAATTAATAATGCGGCATTAAGAGAAGCAGAAAGAATTGTTCCTAAGTCAGGATACGATACTAGCAACTTATATATTGTTCCTACATACGGTGAGTTCTCAGAGAACGGTGTACCATCAGGTAAATATAATCAGCCTGCACCACCTATAAGTGTTGTTGCAACATTAAATAGTGCTCCGGCAACAACTGTAGAAATTGTTTCAAACACACAATATGTAAATGATAGTCCTGTATTGCGTATACCTTGGCAAACAGCGGCTTTTATTAGTACAATGACATTAGATGCAGGTATTACTCCTATTACTACTGGATCAACATTATACTTACAACTATTACAGTTGCCAGCAGAAACATTAAGTACTGGATCAGGGCGTGTATCTGGTGACATGGTATTAACAGTTGATAGTTTAGGTCCAATTACAGGACCTTATGGTACTGCTGATAATACATATGCTACGGCAGACCAAAATCCTGAAGCACCTAACTTTACTGGAACACAACCTTATGGTCCTGACACAATGGATTATCGTGCTGATTGTGATCCTAGATTCCAATATATTGCACGTAGTAGCCCAAGAAGTTTTGGATATACTGCAGGTTACTTAACTGGAACTGATTCTGCACCTAATGGATTCCCAACAGGAGCAGGTATATCATTCCCGCAAAATCCACAAGTTGGAGATTACTTTTTACGAATTGATTATTTACCACAGTTACTATTCAGATGGAATGGTGCTGTTTGGGTTCGTATCTCAGAGAATGTTAGAACACAAACTGGATTTACATCAGGTGATAAGTCATTACTATCAGGCTTTATAAATAATGATAATGTAATCTACTCAAATGATTCCGGAACTGTTGTACCAGAAAAACAAGGATTGTCAACTATATTGACAATTACACCGGACGCAATTCCACCAGTAGTATAATTCGGAGAACACTTTGGCAGCATATTTTTATGACAATCAGATACGCAGATTTTTAATTCAATTTGCAAAAATTTTTAGTAATTGGGAAGTTACTAAAGGAAAAGATCCTGCAGGTAATCCTATATATCTTCGTGTGCCTATTATGTATGGAGACAGTAGCAGACAGGCTAGTACAATTATTGCTAATAATAGTTCAAGTAATTTACCTAGCGCACCTTTAATAACTTATTATATTAATGCTTTAGAATATAATCAAAAGTGGATGCAAGATCCTACATTTGTTGATAAGATAAATGTTCGTCAACGTGCTTATAATGCAGATACACAAAGTTATGAAACTACACAAGGTCAGGCATTTACAGTTGAACGTTTAATGCCCGTGCCCTATACGTTAAGAATTAGTGTAGACTTTTGGACTACAAATTATCAACAAAAATTAGAATTGATAGAACAACTTGGTACATTGTTTAATCCTGCATTAGAGATTCAAAGTACTGATAACTTTATTGATTGGACTAGTTTAAGTGCAGTATTTCAAGATGGATTAACATTTACTAGTCGTACTATACCTGTAGGTACAGGCAATCCTATTGATGTTATGACATGGAAATTCTATATGCCAATATGGATTAGTACAGCAAGTAAACTTAAGAAAATGGGTGTCATTGAAAAGATTATTGCAAGTATTCATAAAGGAACTGCTTTACAAGACATACAGAATGATGATTTGTTGTTAGGTACTCGTCAAAAGATAACACCATATGGATATAAATTATTATTGATAAGCAATACTTTACAATTATTACCAGCAGACCAAGATTTTTATCCATCAAATATTAATTTGAATTTACCACAACCACCTAACACTAGTTTATATTGGACTAGTTTATTAAATGTATATGGAACAATACGTCCCGGTATTAGTCAAATATGGTTGCAGAATCCTTTTATGGATACAGAAATTGTAGGCACTATTGTTCCTGATCCAATGGATGATAGATTATTAATATTCAACATTGATGCTGATACGTTGCCACAGAATACATTACTACCCGTTAATAGTGTTATCAATCCCCAATTAACAGGACCTAATGCAGGATTACCAGGACCTGTTCCCGGTAGACGTTATTTACTAGTTGAATCAATAGGATATGATGGTGATAGTACTGTATCATGGGGAGAGTTAGTCGCTAATGCAAATGACATTATTGAATATAATGTAACTGAAGGTGCTTGGGTAGTTAGTTTTGATAGTCATGCCGCAACAACTGTTGAGTATGTAACTAACTTAACAACAAGTATACAATATCGTTATACACCAGACAGAGTGTGGATGAAATCGTATGAAGGTTGGTATGACCAAGGTGATTATTCTATAGTTATCTAATACTATGATAAATCATAGTATGAATACAGCAGCAGGCGTCTTTTTTTATAGCAAAAGAACAGACCGCTTTCTTTACTTACTAAGAACCGATGATAAGAACCCTGTTACTTGGGGGATACCTGGTGGAAAAATAGAAAGTGAAGAAACATTAATGGAAGGTATTGAACGTGAATGCTTAGAAGAAATTGGATACTTCCCTAAAAAAGTAAAATTAATTCCAATACAAAAATTTGTTAATCATAATTTTACGTACCACACATTTTTTTGTATAGTAGATAAAGAGTTTACACCAACATTAAATGAAGAACATTGCGGATATGCATGGGTAGGAGATAATCAT